CAAGTCGGCTTCGCCATTGACATGACAGACAACTCTTACGCGGTGAAATACTGATATGGCTACTATCACTGGCAACGCAACAGAGTTCATCACGTTCTCGCGCACGTCGAATGCAACGCTTACGGACAGCGATGGACTGATCAAGTGGGCACCGCATAACCTCCTGCTGGCGAGTGAGCAGTTTGATAGCGCGAGTTGGACGAAGACCTCCACCACGCCGTCTGCTAATGCTGTTGCTGCGCCTAATGGAACCACGACCGCTGACACGCTTACGGCCTCTGGTGCGAACGGCACAACGCTTCAGTCTTATACGTCTCTCGGCGTCTCATATACCTTTGGCATTTGGCTCAAGCGTAAGACCGGAACGGGCAACATCCAGATAGCGGCTGACAGCGGCACCTATACAACGGTGACGATTACCTCTGACTGGGCTTTATACACTGTGACGCAGACGCCTGCGGCTGGAACTATTTCGGCAGGCATCCGCATCGTCACATCTGCTGACGCTGTTGAGGCATGGGGCGCACACCTCTACCGCAGCGACCTCGGCGGCATGAAGGCGAACACCTCTGCGTACCCGATGTACAACCCGACTACGCCGAAGAATTTGCTGGGGTTCTCGGAAGACTTCAGCAATGCGGCTTGGGGGAAAAGTAACATCAAAGCATTTGGCTCTGGGTCAATATCAAATGCCATTCTTGCGCCAAATGAATTGCAAACCGCTGACTTTTTAGTTCCTGAAACTTCAAATTCGACGCATCGCGTTCAATGTATCGTGTCTTTGCCTACCTCTACACCTGTAAAATATTCCCTTTACGCAAAGGCAGGCGGCTACGATAAAATTGGTATTTGGGACTACGCAACAACTGGGGCATATGCCTCATTTCAATTGGCGGGCGCTGGAAACGTTTTAGATTTTGGAATTGGCGCAAGCAATCCAACCATTATAGCTCTTTCTAATGGTTGGTATCGCATTTCATTTAGCAGCACAGGCAGCGCATCTACAGGATTTGCTGTCCAAATTTTATCGCCTTCTTACACGACAAGCAGTGTATCAGTTTCATGGGCTGCAGATGGAATAAGCGGCATCTACCTCTGGGGCGCACAACTCTCCGACAGCGCGTCCCTCGACACCTACGTGCCGAACTACGGAGCCGCACCGACTGCCGCTGCGTATTACGGGCCGCGACTGGACTACGATCCGGTGACGCTGGCGGCTAAGGGGCTGCTGGTGGAGGAGCAGAGGGTAAACCGTATCCGCTACTCACGCACTCTGCAAACAACTAGCAGCTATTGGGGTAATTTGGCTTCAGGCACAGCGAACACAATCACTATCGACAACGCTACGGGACCGGATGGCCTTTCGACATCTGCTTCTTTGATTACCTTCAACACGGCAGTGACGGGAGCAGGGACGTATAGTGTCTGGCGTCATACTCTCTCAACTACTGCCAATGGTACGTACACCTTCAGCGTTTGGCTAAAGGCTGGGACCACTAGCAGTGTGTATCTTCGCTTTAGTGACGGCGGTGGAAATCGCGCCAACACGCTCTGCACACTGACTTCATCGTGGCAGCGGTTTACCGTTACTGGAGCAACTGTGGCGTCTATCACGACTATTGGCTGCGACATTGGTGCAGATGGCAACGCTGGTGGACAGACGCTGACCGCTGGCACTGTGTACGCCTACGGAGCGCAGCTTGAACTGGGCGACTTTGCGACCAGCTACATCCCGAATGGTGATGCCATTGCTGGAGCCACCCGCAATGCTGATGTTGCCAGCGTAAGCACGCAAGCGTTCCCGTATAGTGCGAGCGAAAGTACGATTGTTGCTTCCGCTTCCCCCATAGGACCGGGAGGGGCAGCGGCTGGCAGTGCTGTGTTTTCGTTAAAGGGCGCAAGTGGCAATGGGCTTCTTTTGTATCAGCCTGCAACTACATACTCGTTGGTGGCATATGTTGATGCATCAAACGTCGCTCTCGGCACATCGAGCCTTGGCGCAATCGAAAAACTCGCAATTGCCTATAACGGGGTTTCAAACGGCGCTGTCAGAAACGGAGGTGCTGTATCGAGTGTTGGAACAACTGTTGCCGCAGTTGCTAGCTCATTTGATTTTGGCAATATTCAAGCCAGCTATGTGTTCAACGGCCACATCCGCCAGATCACCTACCTCCCGCGCCGCATCAGCAACACCGAACTCCAGACGAGGACCGTATAATGAGCATCGAAATCTTCGCATGGTGTTCGACCCGCGAACTCTTCGTCACGGGCATGACCACGACAGCCCTGCCTGACGGCTCAATGCTGGCTACGCTTTCAGAGGACGGTCTGCTGATCCCGCATCAGGGCGTCATCATCGACGAGATTGGCCCGATCACCAAGACGCCTGCAACGGAGGATACTCCCGCCGTTGTCATCGAGGGGCATCACGTTAACCTCCTCGCCATCGACCCCATCGTGGCCGTGCTGATGCAGGGACCGCCCGATGCAGAGGGCAACCCGACTGTCCTCCCGCAGTACGACGCTGACGGCAAGCTGCTGGGCGTGTTCGAGAGGACCAACATCCTGTCGCTCATCCCCGGCATGGTCTGGACGCCGATCCCCGGTCCCGGTGTTCCGGGTGGGTATGAAGGGCCGAACGGGGTGTGCCTCTTTGATCCGGCTGTCGTTCATAATCGCGCGAGGGTGTGGCTGTAACCATTATCAATCTGCCTGAATAGGCAACCCTATTCGGGGAATAACCCCCGAATGCCCCGCTGTGAAGCGGTGCTGTCCCTGTGAGCAAGCGAAAGCACTCCCGATGGAAAATGATGACACGACTAATCTGATTGCCGAAGCACCTGAAGCGGAGGCAGCGGAAGTCGATAAAAACGAGGCTCTTGCCGACGAGTTTGCAGACGAAGCAGACACGGACGGTGAGGGCCTCGAAGATGACGAGGAACTCGACATTGACGGCGACCCGATAAGGGTTCCCAAGACCCTTGCCGAGAAGCTCAAGGCCCGCATGATGATGCAGGCCGACTACACCCAGAAGACGCAGGCCCTAGCCGAGCAGCGCAAAGCCCTAGAGGTGGAACGCCAAGCAACGCAGTGGGAAGCAGAAACGAAGCAGCAGCTTTTCCAAGAGGAAGCGCAGTTGCTCACCGTTCGCCAGCGTCTCGAACAGTTCCAGGGCGTTAATTGGGCCGCACTGGCACAGCAGGACATGCAGCAGCATGCTGTCATGCAGGCTGAATACACGCAGTTGAAAGACTTCCACGACCGTCTTTCCGGCCACGTTGAGGGCCGCAGAAGCGAACTGAACTCCAAGGTAGAACACGAACGTGCAATCTCCCTTGAGCGTGCAGTCCAGCATCTCAACAGTCCCAAGCCTGACATTGGCTGGGATGGCAAATTTGACGCCGACAAGCGAGCAAATCTGACCAAGTTTGGCATGGAGTTGGGATTTACCAACGAGGAACTCTCGAATACGTCCCACCCTCTGATGATCCAAACGCTGAACCTCGCACGGATCGGCTACGAAACCCTGCGGAAGCAGAACGCCACCCTGAAGCAAGCGGCCCCACAAGCGAAACCTGTTCCCACAGTGGCAACGGGCAAGACGCGAACGGGTCCGAGCAATCCCGATAAACTCTCAGCTGACGAATGGCTGAAGTGGCGGGAAAGCAGCCTTGCCAAGCAGCGGCAGCGCAACCGCTAATCATCATCAAGCAGCGTCTGAAGACGCCGCGTCCCATTGAAGGATAGGATATTATGTCCAACACCATTTTGACGCCGACGGCTGTCACACGTGAAGCCCTTCGCGTTCTCCACCAGAAGCTGAACTTCGTCGGTAACATCGTCCGTGAGTACGACGATAGCTTTGCCAAGTCCGGCGCTCGCATCGGTGACTCCCTGAAGATTCGTCTTCCGAACCAGTACGTGGTTCGCACGGGTGCTACCCTTTCCACGCAGGACACCACCGAGTCGAGCGTGACGCTCCAGGTTGCGACCCAGAAGGGCGTTGACCTGAACTTCACCTCCGTGGACCTCACCCTGTCTCTGGATGATTTCTCCAAGCGCATCCTTGACCCGGCGATGGCGGTCCTTGCGGCCAACATCGAAGCTGACGCCCTGTCCATGTACAAGGACGTCTGGCAGTCCACTTGGAACGGTGGTTCGGCGGCAACTTACAACCTTGCCCTCGACACCCGTACCATCCTCCAGCGTTCGCTGGCTCCGTCGAATGACCGCTCGGCCCTCATGGACCCGCGCGCGATGGCTGACGTTGTGAAGGACACCAAGTCGCTGTTC